GGAGTTTATCAAATGACTAAATTAGCCAAACGTAACTTATTCGAAAAACGTTTAGAAATCTTCCCTACAGAATACCCTGAATTTGCAGGATTCGTAGATGCCATCCATCATTCATACTGGTTATTTACTGAATACAACTATGACGCAGATATCCAGCATTTTAAAACAAGATTAGTACCACACGAAAAAGAAGCGATTACTCGCTGCATGTTAGCTATTTCACAAATTGAAGTAAATGTTAAGCGTTTCTGGATGGATATCTATTATATCTTCCCTAAACCAGAAGTCGATGAAGTAGGTGCGGTATTCGGTGACTCAGAACAACGTCATTTAGCCGCATACCGTCATTTATTAGAACGTATGGGTTTAGTTGAAGTATTCCAAAATATTCGTAATATCCCTCAATTAATGGGACGTGTTGAATATACTGAAAAATTCCTTAAAAACAAAACGATGTCTCACCAACAAGCCGTTTTAGCGACAGTATTGTTTAGTTCATTTATTGAACATATTTCTCTATTTAGTCAATTCTTAACAATTAATGCGTTTAATAAATACCGTAATGAATTTAAAGGGATTAATAACGCAATTGAAGCAACCAGTAAAGAAGAAGAACTTCATGGTCGTTTTGGTATTGAATTATTCAAAATCATCGCTGTAGAACACCATGAACTTCTTACAGACGAATTTTACGCTACACTAGAAGCAATGGCTGAAGAAGCCTTCAAAGCTGAAATGGATATCGTCGATTGGATCTTTGAAGAAGGTGAATTAGATTTCTTACCTAAAGAAACTGTTAAGAACTATATTCGTAAACGTTATAATACATCTTTAACCACTTTAGGTATTGCACCTAAATTTGAAGTCGATATGAACCTTTATCGTGAAGTAGAATGGTTCGATATTGAAGTACTTGCGCCTAAAGATAATGACTTCTTTAATAAGCGTAGTACTGACTATACCAAGTTTAGTAAACCAGTAACAGGCGATGATTTATTTGAATAATCATCCTATGATCAGAAAAGGAGGAACAGAGGTATCCTCCTTTATTTTTTTTAATTATTAATAAAAATAGGATATTTACTAAACTATGCACATTGAAAAACAACAAGAAGATTTTTACTGGTTAAACGAAGAAAGTAAGACATTTTTGTCTAGAGGTTATATTCCAGATGGCATGACTGTTCAACAACGTTATAGACAAATTGCTGATGCGGCTGAAAATATTTTAAATATACCAGGTTTTTCAGATAAATTCTATAATTATTTAGCTAAAGGGTATTATTCTTTATCTAGTCCTATTATTGCTAACTTTGGTTTAAAGAGAGCTTTACCCATAAGTTGTGTAACTGGTGATACTTGGATCAATACTGCAAATGGCGGTAAAATGGCCAAGGATATCCAAGTTGGTGATATGGTATTAACTCACAAAAATAGATACCGTAAAGTAGTGGATATTATCCCTACTAAAGATAAAAACGATATCTATGAGTTAACTGTAAAATCTAGACAGTATCCTTTAAACATTACGGGTAACCATTTAGTATTAACCAATAAAGGTTGGGTAGCGGTAGAAGACTTAGACCCTCAAGTACATTTAGTAGCTACTAACGGTAAAGTGGAATATACTTCTGTTGATACAGAGTTGAAAAATAAACCAGGTGAATCTAAAAGCCAGGAAGAACTAGCTTATGATCTTGGTGTATCCATTGCTAATGATGTAGTGATTAACAATGATGCTGAAGCATTCAACGACTGGGTATTATCTTTACCGGAACATTTACTACGTCAAGTGTGGGCTGGTATTGAAGAAGAACTTCTTAATAAATACTCCGATGAATATAAAGTAATTTATTGTGCGGCTGCCCCTGTAGCTATGCAGTTATACGCGTTAGCTAAACGTATTGGTGTCGAGCTCACTACTAGTACAGTTGGAAGAGAGAATACCGAAACTGGTGAAACTTTACAACTTACTGTTATTAGTTTAGAAGATCAAAAAGTAAGCGAAGATGGTTTACACTATTCTCCTATTACTCGCTTAGTTAAAACTGATAAAGTAGAAGATGTTTATGACTTCACAGTAGAAGAAGATCATTCTTTCTCCTGTGCTGGCGTAGTAGTTCATAACTGTTTCGGTTCGTATATTACTGACGACCTTAACGGTATTTTTGATACTGTTTCTGAAGTAGCTATGATGAATAAATTAGGTGGCGGTACTTCAGGTTATTTTGGTGCTATTCGTGCACGTGGTAGTGAAATCACTGCTGGCGGTAAAAGTAACGGTACGTTCTCTTTCTTACAAATCTTTGATAAAGTCGTAAGTGTAGTTAACCAAAATGGTATTCGCCGTGGTATGTTTGCTGGTTATATTGACATCGATCATGCTGATATTGAAGAGTGGGTAGATATCCATACAGAAGGTAACCCAGTACAAGATATCTATTGGGGTGTAAACGTAACGAATAGCTTCATTGAAAAGGTTAAAAACGGTGATAAAGCAGCTCGTAACTTATGGGCTAAAATCTTATCGGTTAAAACTGCTACAGGTATCCCTTATTTACATTTCATCGATAATGTGAACGAAAATAAAGCAGACGTATATCTTGATAAAAACATGAAGATCCATGCAAGTAACATGTGTGTATCAGCGGATACTAAGATCCTTACTAAAGAATACGGTTATGTAGCTATCGGTACTAAAGCTGGTGAGAAAGTAACTGTATGGAATGGTGAAGAGTGGTCTGAAAATGTAGAGTTAGTAAAAACTGGTGAAAACCAAAAACTATATGCTGTTACTTTACATATGTCTGGTTATCATACAGGTAAATCAGGTAAGTTTAAGACTACTATCAGAGCTACTGATTATCATAAGTGGTACGTACAAGATAAAGATGGTGACATCATCTGTAAACGTACTTCAGAGTTATCTGTAAATGATGTAACTGAAACATGGAATTCTCATCTTAAAGAAGATGCTAAAGTACCTGGTTGGGTCATTGAATCCATTACTGAAGTAGATGGATTACATGATACTTACTGTTGTACTGAACCTAAACGTAATAAGGTTATCTTTAATGGCGTATTAACTGGTAACTGTATGGAAATCAGTTTACCAAGTTCAGCTGATGAATCATTCGTTTGTTGTCTAATGTCAATGAACTTATTACACTACGATAAATGGAAAGATACCGATGCAGTTAAAACAGCTGTATACTTCTTAGATGCCGTAATGAGCGAATTCATTGAAAAAGCTAAAGTGATTCCTAAGATGGAAAAAGCAGTACGCTTTGCTGAACGCCATCGTGCTTTAGGTTTAGGGGTATTAGGTTGGCATAGTTACTTACAATCTAAGATGATTCCTTTTGATGGTTTTGAAGCGATGATGAAAAATGCTGAAATCTTTAAACACATTAGAGAAGAAAGCTATCAAGGTTCAAAAGAACTTGCTGAGTTACTAGGTGAACCTGAGTTATTAAAAGGTTATGGTAGACGTAATACGACTTTAATGGCTGTCGCACCAACTAAATCCTCTTCTTTCATCTTAGGTCAAGTATCACAAGGTGTAGAGCCTATCAAAGCTAACTTATTTATCAAAGATACCGCTAAGGTGAAAACAGTATTTAAGAATCCGTTCTTAGAGAAGCTATTAGCTGAACGTGGTAAAGATACACCTGAAGTTTGGGAATCAATTAATAAAGCGGGTGGTAGTGTAGCACATTTAGATTTCTTAACACCAAGAGAAAAAGATGTGTTTAAAACATTTGAAGAAATTAATCAGATGTCTATTATTCAACAAGCTGCTCAAAGACAACAGTTTATTGATCAAGGACAATCTATTAACTTGTCTATCCATCCAGATACACCATTAAAAGATATTAACGCATTATATCTGCAAGCTATGGAATTAGGGGTAAAAGGTATTTATTATCAATTCTCTAAATCTGCAGCACAATCTTTTAATAGAGAATTACTACAATGTAGTTCTTGTGAAGCTTAATAAAGATTTACTTTAATAAATATATCCTAGACATTTATTACGTCTAGGATATATGTTTGATTAATTTATTTAATAAGGAGTAAACCATGTTTAACGATGAAGTAACCAAACCTGCTACGGAAAGTTTAAAAATCACTAAACCCACTACACCACCTGTTTCGCATAAGGGTATGCCAGATGAAGATGTTAACACAACCGATAAGGAAGTAGTAACAGGATTTACTGAAGTCCTTGAAAGAATGGCTAAAGAAAACATGAGAATGCAATCTAAAGTGTTAAATTTAGTTAATACCCTTATCAAACAACGTGAAGCGGAAGATAAACCATCAACTGCTAATACGTTACTGTCTTTTGATCCATATAGCGATGAGATCATGAGTCGATTAAAAGATGTATCACGAGCTTCTTATATTTATAAGGATTCTACACGAGTAGATACAAGTTTAGGTGAAGTATTTGTTCATATGGCTGGTGAAGCAACAGAAATCATTTATTTAAATGAGAAAGGTAAATTGGTTAGATTCGTTATGCAAGGCGATGGTTTTGCTCTAAGAACAATCATTAGCAAATATAATTTCAATGAAGGGAAATCTATTAATATTCCTGAATAGTATCACCTATGCAAAATGAAAATTATTTGTTTTTTAATGACTTTTATAAAGTCTATAAAAACGATAAAGGTATTGTTACTTGTTTAGCTAATAATGGTGTAGAGATACTTGTTAAAGATATGCGTTTAAACATCCCTAAAGAAGCATACGCGTACTTTAAAGGTGAAGGTGAGACTAAGTTCAGGTTAGAAACAAAGTTTCTTCTACGTTGTAATGGATACGTTTCTGCGTCTGTTTATCTTTTTAGTGTAAGACTAACAGATGAAGAAATAAACCAGTTAGGTAATGAATTAGAAAATTTAAGGAAGAAAGATGAAGAATATCTTAAAAAATATAGTTATCTTTTCGAATGATTTAAAAAGAAAGATAACCATGAAACATGAATATTATTTTGAAGATGGTTATAAACTTTATTTAACTAGAACGGATGAATTGTTATTAGTTGATAAAGAAGGAAATGAAGTGCCTATTCATAGTGTTCAGTTTAATGTAGATGAAAAGACTTTAGAATGTATTAAAGGCAGTAAAGATAACTGTTACCATATTGAAATTGTTAAATCAGTTATTACCTTTAAAGGTGTGGAAGGTGCGTTATTGTGGATGAACGATGTTCGTAATCCGACTCAAGTTGTAGAAGGATTAGGTAAGTTAAACTTAATGCCGATAACAGCAGCTGAAAACGAAATCTATTCTATTAGAAGCCGTGAAATCTTATCTCAGTTTGAAAACGTGTTCAGACGTGAAGATAAAAGAAATAAATAAACTTATATTATCTAATTGAGTTAATTATCTTATTTCAACTAAGGAGTACCAAATGTCAAAGACGATTAAATTTAAACTTGATACAGAAGAACAGCCGATTGATATAATCACTGTTGAAGATAATGAATTTGAAAAGATTATCGCTAAACTCAAATTCTTATTTGCTATCAACTATACTAACTTTTCTTACACAACTTCATCTGATAGTGTAATGTTTAATTTTGAAAAATGGGGTTATGATGTGGTTAACCTTATTAAGTTAATTAAAGAGATTAACGTATACCATGCATGGAATGCGATCAATTCTATACGTTGTTCACAGATCGATAAGATTAGCGCTATGTTGGACATGACCGATATAGATGAAGAGGCGTTATATGCACTGGAGAATGTTAGAGAAGGATCTATCGTGATCTTTAAAAGAGATGTTATAAAATCTTTTAAAGCACT